CAGTGCATCAGGGGTTTTGGATGTAATCTCGTCAATTGCTGTCATTGGATAAACAGGTAACTCTCCAGTCTCAGTCATTATAATAACTCCCTCAGGGTAGTTATTACCTCCACTAGGTAATTTTAGATAGATTGCTGGTCTGCGAAAATATTGTTTTAACGGATTGTTTTGAATTGCCATGATTTTTCCTTATGTCTTTGAAATGGGTGTTTACCCGATACTAAATACATGAGTATTATTTAGTGAGTATAAAACATGGCAGATAATTTAGATCCCGAAACGTTAAGACAATTAAACGACTCGATGCGTGATATGCGTGAAACAGTAGCGGGCATGGTTCCTGCTATGGTCTTAATGACTGCGGCTATGAACGAGAATATGAATGCCACTAAAGGTAATTCCAATAGTACTAAAAACAGTAAAAAAATAGTAGATGATTTCTTAAAGTCTCAGCAAGAAGCGACTGCGGCAACTGAGTCTAGAGCTAAATCTGATGAGGAAATGGCTAAAGTTCAGGCAAATAGAAAAATAGCTGAAGGACAAGCAATCGAAGGTCTTAAGAAGTTAGGAAACGGATTATTAACTGCCGGTGGTGACATGACCAAATATGGTGGTGCAGTTAGCTCTGCCGGTGATGCCGCAATGAGTATTACTAAAAACTTTGGTATATTAGGACTGGCTGTAGGTGGACTTATTAAATTGTTCACTATGGGTGCTGAAATGGTACTCAAACAAAATGCGGCGATGCTAAAGTCAGCAGACATTTTAGCAGACTTTGGTGCTACTGGTGCATTAACTACTACAGAACTATTATCTATGGCAAATGCCGCTGGTTATTCTAGCGGCGAGATGGAAAAGTTCGCAGGCATCACTAAAGGTCTTGGTACAGATATAATAGGATTAAGTGCTACTGTCACTGGTGGTGTTAAAGCGTTTGCTGAACTTGCAACGATGGATGAAACATTGCTGGCTAACTACCGAGCAATGGGTGTAACACAAGAGCAACTTAATAAAAATCAAGCTGACTATATTAAGTTGCAAATTAAAAGTGGTATGGCCATCAGTGAGCGAGATAAGCAAGATGGCACACTAAAAAGAACTACATTAGAATATACTAACTATCTAATGGATTTATCTGCGATTACTGGTTTATCAGTTGATGAAGCAAAGAAAGCGCAAGAAGTTGCACGTGCCGATTTAGCAGTACAAACTAGATTAGCATTGTTACAAGACAAAGAAGAAAAACTACGTAGCAGAGGTCTTGCTGAAGGCAATAAAGAAATGATTGCTCAAGCAGATTCAATAAAGGGTGAAAGAGAACGAACTGCGGCATTAGTAGACTTTGCAGGTACATTTATGAAAGGTGAAGAACTTGCCGGAGTTCAGAGCATGATAGCTACTGGAAACTTTAATGAATTAAGTGCTAGTTTTGCTAGCGGTGCACCTGAGATATTAGAATTTATTAATGCTGTTAAAAAAGGTGATAAACAAGTATATGATTTCGACCTAATGATGGCTCAAGCAACCAAACGAACACGTGAGAATTTAGGTGAAGCAGTAATACAAAACAAAGAAGTTGGTAAATCATTTGCTTATAGCCTAGACGCTTTAAAAAATGAAGCAAAATTCCGAGGTAAGAGTCCAGAAGTAATTGCAGAAATGCGGGAAGAAGAACGCAAAGCCAGAGAAAAAGCACTCAAAGAAGGAACAACTGATCCTGCAAAAGCCGCACGTAATGCACAAGAACAAGCAGAACGTAGAGCACGATTGGGTGCAGATGCGATTGTTGGACTATTGAATGGTCCGGTTACTGGTGCATTTGAAAAGTTAATGAAAGTAATGAGTGGTGTAATGAAAGGTATGGCAATTTATTCTGATAAATTGTTTGGTACCGATCTAGCTAAAATGTTCGAATCATCTGATGATATTGCAGAAAAACAACAAAAAAATGCACTTGCATTAAACCAAACTGTTAATGAAATAGAAAAAGCTAAGGCTGCTATCTCTGATCCTGCAAAATATAAGCAGAGCCTAGAAGACCAACGCAAACTCGCAGATGAAGAAGTTAAAACAAAAATGAATTTGTTTAGAGACTTAAAAAAGCAAGCAAATGAAGAAAAAGATGTTGCTAAAAAAGCCATTCTAGAAAAGAAAGTTGAAGAGGCTAGTAAAGAAGTTGGTGAAGCTAACAGAAAAAAATTACAAGCGGACATAGATGCACAAAATGCTCGTAATAGAACAGATGATCGAATTAAAAAAGAAGCACAAGAGAAATTACTAGCTTTAGAAAAAAAGAAAATTGAATTAACTACAGAAGAAAATAAGCTTGACGAAGATCACATTAGAAAGCAATTAGAAGAAGGTAAAATTACTGTTCAACAAGCGGCCGTAATGCGTAGAAATAGCAGTAGGGCGGTACAGCAACAAGACCAACGAGATATAACTTCTAGATCGGCTAGTTCTGCTGAGTCAGCAGGAACACAATCTTCTGCGGAATCTAAAAGATTGGGTATGACCAGTGGAAGTGGAAGTGGAAGCTCAGATGCTAGTTATTTGAAAAAAGTAGCGCAAGTAGAGTCCGCTGGAAAAGCTAATGCAAAAGCAGATACTTCAAGTGCCGCAGGATTGTTTCAATTTACTGAAGGTACTTGGAAACAGATGACTAAACAAATGGGTCTTAACTATTCATTAGAAGATAGGTTTGACCCAAAGAAAGCAGAAGAAGTTGCGTCATATTTTACTAAACAACAAAGACGCCAGTTAGAAAAAGGTACCGGTAAAGATGCATCTGATGCTGATATGTACATGGCTCACTTTTTAGGCGCCGGCGGTGCGACTAAATTCTTAAATGCAATGCAAAAAGATCCAAATGCACCTGCGTCAGAAGGTGCAGATGATAAAGCATTGCAAGCAAATAGAAGCATCTTCTATAATAAAGAAGGACAAATTCGCACGTTGCAAGAAGTTTATAATCTGATGTCAAATAAAATTAATAAAGCAGGTGAATTAATTGCTTCAGGTAAAGTATCGGATAATATAAAAAACATAGGAGAATCACCGCAGTCTGCTACTTCAAATGTAGCGAGCAATACAGCAACTCCAATGGATAAACTACCTCAGGCAGCTGAAGGCGGCATATTCAGTGGACCGAATACAGGTTACCCTGTTGCGATGCACGGTAATGAATTGGTTGCCCCGTTAGATCCTAATAGCATTATTGCAAAAATGCTAACATCTACGCCTGATCAAATCATGCAAATGGCTAATCAAAACACTGCTACTACAAATAGCACCCCTGAAAATAATGGTTTGACTTTGGAAGTGTTTACTATGTTGGCTGAAAAACTAGATACAATGATTACTATGCTTAGTACATCGAATGATACACAAGAGCAATTATTAAAGTATTCAAGGGTATAACACTAAATACTAGATAAAGCCGAACATATGACATATAAAAAACGATTTGTAAACAGGACAGGTATTTCGAGTCCAATATCAGGTGTTAACAGTAACACTGGTGCGTGGAACGGTAGTCCTGGACAAAATGGCTCCTCAACAGGTGGCTGGAATAACACTGAGTGGGGCTATAGAAATTATCAAAGTAGACTTCCTGAAGTTTATACAGGTCACCCAAATCGTATTGAACGTTATAATCAATATGAAATGATGGACGTTGATGCTGAAGTTAATGCTTGTTTGGATATTATAAGCGAGTTCAGCACACAAAAGAACGACCATAATAAAACTCCGTTTAACTTAGATTTTAAAGACGAACCCACACCGCATGAAGTAGAGTTATTAAAAACTCAATTGCAACAGTGGTCTAAACTAAACGAATTCGATACTAGAACATTTAAGATTTTCCGTAACGTTATCAAGTACGGCGATCAAGTATTTGTGCGTGACCCAGAAAACTTTAAGTTATACTGGGTTGATATGACTAAAATCATTAAGGTTATTGTTAACGAGAGTGAAGGTAAGAAGCCCGAACAATATGTTATTAAAGACATTAATATCAACTTACAGAATTTAACTGTAGCACAGAAAACAAACACAGACTTTGCCGCTAATCCAGCAACTGGTTTTGGTGGCACTGGTGGTGGTGGCGCAGGTGGTGGTTATACAGTACCTGCTATGCCATATAACACTACTGGTAGTCGATTCACTTTGGGTCAGAGCGAGTCAGCCATAGATGCTAAACATATAGTTCATCTAAGTTTAACGGAGGGTCTGGATCGTTTCTGGCCCTTCGGTCAAAGTATTTTAGAGAACATCTTTAAAGTTTACAAGCAAAAAGAATTATTGGAAGACGCTGTTCTTATCTATCGTGTTCAACGTGCTCCTGAGCGTAGAATGTTCAAGATTGACGTTGGTAACATGCCAAGTCATATGGCTATGGCATTCGTTGAGCGTATTAAAAACGAAATTCACCAGCGTAGAATACCATCGCCTCATGGCGGACAATCAATTGTAGACGCTACATATAACCCATTGTCGATGAATGAAGATTACTTCTTTCCAGTAACTGCTGACGGAAGAGGATCAAGTGTTGAAGTGTTGCCCGGCGGACAAAATTTGGGTGAGATTGATGACTTGCGTTACTTTAACAACAGATTAGCACGTGGTTTACGTGTGCCAAGTAGCTATCTTCCAACTGGACCAGATGACAATCCTACTCCTATGAGTGACGGTCGTGTTGGTACAGCAATGATTCAAGAGTTCCGTTTCAATCAATACTGTGAACGATTACAAAAGTACATTAGCCAAAAGCTTGACGAAGAATTTAAACTATTCTTGCGTTGGAGAGGCTTTAATATTGATAGTGGTCTATTCACTTTAGAATTCAATCCACCACAAAACTTTGCCGCTTATCGTCAAAGTGAACTAGATACTGCACGTATTGGTTCATTCACTGCAATTGAACAATATCCATATATCTCTAAGCGTTTCGCATTAGAACGTTTCTTAGGATTAACTGAAGAAGAAATTGCTAAAAACGAAAAAATGTGGCGTGAAGAAAACAACAAAGACGCTGATATTGATCCAGAAGGTAAAGACTTACGTAGTATTGGCATATCACCTGGTGATATTGATGCCGACACTGAACTTGCAACAGATATGGAAGCTCCACCAGAAGGTGACGAAGGGTTAGATGTTGCAGGTCCTGTAGGTAATGCCCCAACAAGTGGACCAGGCACGCCGGCTCCAGCAGGTGGACTAACAGCATAAATAAGTATATGAAATTATTTGAAATGTTTGAACCGGCTATTCCAGGTTATCAAGACGTAGAGTCTGATAATAGTAAACCTAAATGGAAAGAAAGCCGAAAAACTAAATTAACATTAAAACAAATACGCAAATTACGTAAGATGAATGATGTTAGAAATTATGAAAAAGCTCAATACTTGAAAAAAGTACATGAGCAATATGGAGTGCAAAATACACAAGATGGTGCAACTCCTACTATATAAATCAGTATCTCTGCCAAAAACGTAAAAAATGAGCACTTATTGTGCTCTTTTTTATGATACCCACTAAATAATTCTACAAAGCCATTCACATTCAGGAGACAACAATGGACAACAAAAAATTTGAACAACTTATTGAACTTATCATCAATGAGAACGAAGAACAAGCTAAAGCTTTATTTCACGATATCGTAGTTGAAAAATCCCGCGAGATTTATGAATCTATGATGGACGAAGAAGGCATTGAAGAAGGTATGGGCGGTCAAGTTGGTGACTTACTAGACGAAATTAACGTTGAAGAAGAAGGCATGAACGAAGAAGATGACGAAGCTGATATCGAATTTGATGACGAAGCTGAAGAAGAAGGAGAAGACGAAACTCACGATTTAGAAGCAGGTCACGATGAAGAAGGTGATTTAGAAAACCGTGTAGTTGACCTAGAAGATAAACTAGACCAATTAATGGCAGAATTTGAAGACATCATGGGCGATGATGGCATGGACGACGGTATGGACATGGACGACGGTGAAGAAGAATTTGCTTCTGACGAAGAATTTGGTGACGCAGAAGCCGCAATGATGGAAGCTATTGCATTGAAGAAAGTTTCTGTTACGCACGGTGACAATGGAGTTCAAACAAAGAGCCCAACATTAGTCAATAGCGGTCAAGCAGGAATGGATAGCAAGCCAGTTAAATTCTCTGGTGCTTCTGAAACAGTTCCGACAGGACCAAAAGGACCTAGCAATGCATATACTAAAGGTGAAACATCTGTAAAAGATGCTAACAATTGGAAGAATGCTCCTGCACAGAACAACGCTGATTTAGAGTCTGCACCAAAGCCAGTCACTAAAGACGAAGCAGGTAAAGTACGTAGCCCAGTAGCTGAGTCACGTAAACCAGCAAAGCGCCGCATCTAAGGAATCTGAGAGAATGGCTTTGTATCTCAAAGAACATCTGACTTTCGACAGAGCCGGTATGGTAGTCGAAAGCTCAGGTGAAGGTAGCTTGAAGAGCCTTTATATGAAGGGTATCTTCATTCAGGGTGGGGTAAAAAACGCTAATGAGCGTGTTTACCCTGTTTCTGAAATTGAAAGTGCCGTAGAGACATTGAACAACCAGATTCAAGAAGGATATTCAGTTCTAGGAGAAGTGGATCATCCGGATGATTTAAAGATTAATTTAGACCGTGTATCACATATGATTACATCTATGTGGATGGACGGAGCTAATGGCTTCGGCAAACTAAAGATTTTACCAACTCCAATGGGTCAGTTAGTAACTACCATGTTGGAGAGTGGTGTCAAACTAGGTGTGTCTAGTAGAGGTAGCGGAAACGTTAACGATATGGACGGCCGTGTCAGTGACTTTGAAATAGTCACTGTGGATATTGTTGCTCAACCAAGCGCACCAAATGCGTATCCTAAAGCAATTTATGAAGGCATGATGAATATGAAGCATGGTCATAAGTTGTTGGATATTGCAAAAGACGCACAGGGCAATAAAAAAGTAGAGAAGTTTTTGAAAGAGGAAGTAATGCGCCTCATCAAAGACCTCAAAATCAAATAAAGGGGAATAAGCATGTTTGATGCTATCAAACCATTACTTGAGAGCGGTCTAATAAATGAAGACATTGGGCAACAATTAAATGAAGCCTGGGAATCTAAGTTAAACGAAGCCCGTGAACAAGTTCGTGCAGAACTCCGCGAGGAATTTGCACAACGTTACGAACATGATAGACATGTGATGGTTGAAGCCCTTGACAAGATGGTTACAGACAGTTTATCAGACGAGATTGAAGAATTCCGTGCTGAAAAACAAGCAATGAACGAAGACCGTGTCAACGCACAACAAAAACTACGTGAATCAGCAACTAAGTTCAATGATTTCATGGTTACTAAACTAGCCGAAGAAATTAAAGAATTACGTTCTGACCGCATTGTTGCTAAAGAAAGTCAGCAAAAGTTAGAGCAATTTATTGTTCATGCTTTAGCCCGCGAAATTAAAGAATTCGCTACGGACAAACAAGCAGTTGTTGAAGCTAAGGTTAAGTTAGTTGCTGAAGGTCGTAGACAACTAGAAGCATTAAAGTCACGCTTTGTGACTGAAAGTGCTAAGAAATTGTCTATTGCTGTAGCAGGTCAGTTAAAGGGTGAGTTAGGTCAGTTGAAAGAAGACATTAAAGTTGCAAAAGAAAACAACTTTGGTCGCCGTATCTTTGAAAGTTTTGCAGGCGAGTTCTCTGTTACTCATTTAAATGAGAAAGCAGAAACACGCAAGTTAATAACACAACTTCAACAAAAAGATATTCAATTGGCTGAATCCATCGAAACTATTAATCAATCTAAAAAGTTGATTGAAAGTAAAGAACGTGAAGTTCGCATTATAAAAGAGTCTAATCTACGTGATAAGACTATGGCTGATTTACTTGGTTCATTGAACGAAGAAAAAGCAACCGTAATGAAGAACTTACTAGAGAGTGTGCAAACAGGTAAACTGCAAGCTACTTTCGATAAGTATCTACCAGCAGTACTAAACACTGGCGCTGAAAAGAAGGCTGTAAAGCCATCTTTAACAGAGTCAAAGATGATTAGTGAAATTACTGGTGATAAATCTGCCAAACAAGATGTTGTTGAGACCGAAGAACGTGATAACGTTATCGATATCAAGCGTCTGGCAGGGCTTTAATTATAAAGACATAGATTTAGGAGAAATATAAAATGTCAAAAGTTCTATTAGAAAGCCGTTGGGACGAGACCAAAGAAGCCCTTCTAGAAGGCCTTAAGGGTACTCGCCGCTCAACAATGGGTGTGATTTTAGAAAACACCAAAAAACAGTTACTTGCTGAATCTTCAGCTGGTACTACAACTGCAGGTAACATCGCTACATTAAACCGTGTTATTCTACCTGTTATCCGTCGTGTTATGCCAACCGTTATCGCTAACGAATTGGTAGGCGTTCAGCCAATGACAGGACCAGTTGGTCAAATTCACACATTACGTGTACGTTATGCACAGTCATTGACTGACACTTCTGCAGCCGCAACTTCTGTTACTGCTGGTCAAGAAGCGTTGAGTCCATTCTTGATTGCTCAAGCATATTCACGCACACCGCAAGCTACAGGTTCATCTTCAAGCTACACTGCTAATAATACAGCGTCTCTTGAAGGTAACGGTGGTAAGCAAATCAGCGTACAAATCTTGCGTCAAGCTGTTGAAGCTAAGTCACGTAAGTTACAAGCACGTTGGACATTTGAAGCGGCTCAAGACGCTCAAAGCCAACATGGTATTGACGTTGAAGCAGAAATTATGGCAGCTCTTGCACAAGAGATTACTGCTGAGATTGACCAAGAGATTCTATTGTCATTACGTACATTAGCATCTACAGAATTTACATACAACCAAGCTACTGTATCAGGTACAGCTACTTACGTTGGTGACGAACACGCTGCCTTAGCTGTTCTAATCAACCGTGTTGCTAACTTGATCGCCCAACGTACACGTCGTGGCGCAGGTAACTGGGCTGTTGTTTCTAGCGCCGCATTGACAGTATTGCAATCTGCAACTACTTCTGCTTTCGCTCGTACAACAGAAGGTACTTTCGAAGCTCCAACTAACACTAAGTTCGTTGGTACATTGAATGGCGCTATGCGTGTGTTCGTTGACTCTTATGCTCCTGATACAACACCTGTATTGGTTGGTTATAAGGGTTCTAGCGAAACTGACGCGGCAGCATTCTATTGCCCATACATTCCATTGATGAGCAGTGGTGTTGTTCTAGATCCATCAACATTCGAACCAGTCGTTTCATTCATGACACGTTATGGTTACATCGAATTGACTAACACTGCGTCATCTTTCGGTAACGCGGCTGACTACGTTGGTGAAATCGCAGTTCAAAACTTGACTTTCCAATAAATCGGAATCTTCTTGTTCGGGAGCACAGACTACGGTCTGTGTTACGGGAAGGAATCAAAGAGCACTTCGGTGCTCTTTTTTATTGTTTAAAAATGTCTTACACATATAGTAATAGCTAATTAGCAGACTATGTTTTTTGGGTTAAATATCTTATGAACGAAATATTATACACTTTAATAGTTACGCACATCACTATAGTATGTGTTACTCTATTCTTACATAGAGGCCAAGCACATAAAGCAATAGATTTTAATCCTATACTTAGTCACTTTATGCGATTTTGGTTATGGCTTACTACCGGAATGATTACCAAACAATGGGTCGCTATACATAGAAAACATCATAGTGCGACCGACAAAGAAGATGACCCTCATAGTCCTGTCATATATGGCATATGGAATATATTATTCAGAGGTGTATATTACTATTATATTGCAGGCAAGAACGCTAAAATGATAATTAATTTTGGTAGAGACACACCTGATGATTGGTTAGAAAGAAAAGTGTACACCCCTTATAATTATACAGGGGTAGTATTAATGTTATTGATAGATGTTTTGTTATTTGGCGCTATGGGTATTTTGATATGGTTAGTGCAAATGATCTGGATACCATTCTGGGCCGCCGGAGTCATAAATGGTGTAGGTCACAAATGGGGTTATCGAAACGGGGATAGCAAAGATTATAGTACAAATATGATTCCTATAGGTATCATTATAGGCGGAGAAGAATTACATAATAATCATCACCTAGAGCCTGCAAACCCTAAACTAAGTAGAAAATGGTTTGAGTTTGATATTGGTTATATGTGGTTATCATTTTTTAAATTCATCAGACTAGCTAAGACACGAATTAAAGAGTAAAATCACTATCTACTGTAATATCTAATATTGATTTTTTCTTTTCTTTAGTTTTTTTTGTATGTAACCTGTGGCAATTAGCACAGAGCGTTTTTAAATTACTCTTGTTTTTATTCTTTTTGTTTTCATCTTTATATACAATATCAAGTTGGCAACTGTCCTCTGGAATAAAACCGCACTTCTCACACTTGCTTTTTTTATTAAGTAAGTACCCATACTTACTATTATATGCACCTTTAGCACAATCAACACAGTACTTGTGCCATTTCTTAAAGCCATGCTTACTAACACCATTTGGCTTTGCTAATGATACTTTACAATGAGTACATAATGGTCTTGATGGCTGTCTAGTGAGCATATATTTATTTATAAAAAAGATCTCCTGGGTGCTTTTTTCAATGGTTTTAATTTTGGAATATTGATAAATATATTATAAGAAATATATTTCAGGATACATAAATGGCATCAGACGCATTCAATTCACTGGGCGGTTATACGATAGGTATACCGCCGTTTACAGTTGTAGACGCCAGCGGTAATATCACTGCTAATAAAGCAAATATAGGAAATGTAACTGCTAGTATTGTAACCAGTACTGGTAACATTACTGCCCCTTACTTTATAGGTAACGTAGTAGGTAACATTTCCGGTAATCTTGTTGTTCCGGGCACAAATACTTCTATATTGTTTAACAATCAAGGTAACGCCGGCGCTAGTAATGCTTTTCAGTTCAATAACACATCTAATGTAGTTACATTGACCGGTAACATAGCTGTTACTAATATTTTAACCAATAATTATCTGTATGCTAACGGATCACCGTTTACGTTCCAAGCTACAGCAGCCGGCTCAAATAATCAATTACAATTTAATTCAAATGGATTATTGAATGCAAGTGCAAATTTAACCTTTAATAGTTCTACTAATACTTTAGGAATTGTTAATATTTCAGCAGTAGATGCATCTATTACTACTATTGAAACTGACGGCATAGTTGTTAACGGTAATGTATCAGCAGATTATTTTACTGGTAACTTAATTGGTAATGTTTCTAACGCTAATATCATTTCAGCGAACCTTTTAACAGGTACATTAACTACTAATGCTCAACCAAATATTACAAGTGTCGGCACGTTAACTACGTTAAATGTTGCAGGAAATATCATACCTGGTGCAAACAATCAATATGATTTAGGTACGACTGCTAATCGATGGAGAGATTTATATCTAAGTGGTAACACAATCTATTTAGGTAATGCTTCTATTGAAGCCAATGCTACTGCTATAATTTTCACTAATCCAGGTGGTTCTAATTTTGTATTAGGTGGTAATGATTTAACTATAACTGGTAATATAACGGCCGGCGGCAATCTATCAATAGCAAATATATCTGCTGGTAACTTAGTAAGTGCAAACTTCTTAACTGGCACACTAACAACAGCAAATCAGCCAAATATTACTAATGTTGGTACGTTGAGTAATCTAACTGTATCAGGAAACATTAATGCGGCTAATGTTATAGCTGTGACAAGAGTTAGCGCAACTCAGTTATCTGGTTTAGTAGTTACTGCATCACAACCTAATATAACAAGTGTTGGTACGTTAAACGGATTAACAGTATCTGGTAACATATCAGGTGCAAACTGGATTATTTCAAACTACTTAAGTGGTAACGGTGCTCCAATTACATATATCACGGGTGCTAATGTTGTAGGTGCAGTAGCAAATGCGACATACTCTTTAAACGCAGGTAATGCAACTATTGCAAATTTGGCAAATGTTGCAACGTTAGCTAATTCTGCTACTCTAGCAAATACTGCAAATGTTGCAGGTACAGTAACAACAAACGCTCAACCTAATATTACTAGTGTCGGTACACTATCATCATTGACTGTTACAGGTAACGTAACCGCAGCCAATTTTATTGGTAACATTGTTGGTAACATAACTACAGCAAACTTTGCTAGTTATGCAGGTAACGTCACAGTTGCTGGTCAAAGCAATATTACAAGTGTTGGTACACTTACTGTATTAAATGTAAGTGGTAATATCACAGCTCCAAACATTACTGCTAATACAGGTATATTTACAGGTAATGGTAGTGGACTAACACAACTAACTGGTGCTAATGTTACCGGCACAGTAGCAAACGCTACATATGCGTTAACATCCGGTAGTTCAAATACAGCAGGTACCGTAACAACTAATGCACAGCCAAATATTACTAGTGTTGGAACACTGACTAGTTTAAGTGTTACTGGTAAT